TCGCCAACATGCCGGCGGGTCCTGCGCAGACCGCAGCGATGCGCAATGCGGTTGGACTGCCCCGCGCGCCGATGGTACGACCACCCATCCGCGGTGGCCGGGCTGACGTCCCCACGGCGATGATGAAGAAGGGTGGCAGCACCGACATGGGCCAAGACAAGGCCATGATCAAGAAGGCCATGCGCCAGCACGACGCCCAGGAGCACCAGGGCGGCAAGGGCACCAAGCTGGCGCTCAAGGGCGGCGGCGTCAGCTCTTTTGCCAACACCAAGATGCACGACGGCGACAAGACTGACCACGCCAAGGGCACTGGTGGCGTCCGCACGGGCACCGCCGGGTACAAGAACGGCGGCTCGATCGCACCGTACGTGAAGACCAAGATGCACGACGGCGATCACTACGACTCGGCCAAGGGCACTGGTGGCGTCAAGATGGCGAACTCCGGCGGCTACAAGATGGGCGGGTCCGTTGACTGGGCCAACCGCCCTGCCAACACCTCAAAGCCCGGCGTAACTGGCACCAGCACCGCTGGTGTGCGCAATGGCAACGCAGGCGGCTACAAGATGGGTGGTGCCGCAAAAAAAGCCTACGCCACGGGGGGCAGTGTTGACACTGGCCGTCCCGTGGCGTACGCCAGCAAGCCGGCTTCCAAGCCGGTGAGCAACACGGCGCAGTCAGGCACCTTCAAGAAGGGCGGCAAGGTCACCATGAAGGCCGATGGTGGCCCCATGGTTGACCGCAGTCGCGGCGCTTACGCCAAGGCCATTGGCCCTGACGAGAGCGACATGGACATGGCCCGCTCGATCCGCAGCGCCCCAGGCAAAGCCTACGACGCGGTCAAGCGGTTCGTGACCCGTGACCCGGGTGCCGGCGCTGGACGGGGGTTCGTGAACCCCCCGATGGCCCGCAAGAAGGGCGGCGTGATGTGCAAGGCTGACGGCGGCATGGTTGGCCCGGACGCTTTGCCGCAAGGCATGCCGGGGGCTGGTGTACCGGCGGGCATGCCCACCGGGATGCCGCCCATGGGCATGCCCACGATGGCGAATCAGCCTTCCCTGGAGGCGCAGCAGGCCATGCAGAAGGTGCTTGGAGCCCCCGATACGGGTGGCCTGTCGGGGTACAAGCGTGGCGGGTCCGCCAAGCGGGTACACCGGCATACTTCCGCAGCCCTACGGGCCATGCAGTAAGAATGGGGGCTCCGGCCCCCATTTTCCCAATACCAGGAGAAGTACATGGGCACTTATTCTTCCGTAACGCGCCAAGGCACGTATGAGCCATTTGAACTGCAAGTTGCCCGTGGGCAAATCCAAGGGCATGAAGTTCTCAACATCTTTGGCTTTGCTTCTGCTGTTAGCACCAGCTTCGTAGCTGTGTGGGAAAACAACGCTGCGTATGTGTTTCCTACTGTTGCATCAACTATGGTTGTGTCTAGTAGCTCCGCTTCTGACACGGCGGTCAGCGTTCAAATTTTTGGATTAGATGCAAGCTATAACCGTATTACGGAAGTAGTTGCTTTGAACGGCACAAGCGATGTAGCGACAACAAACGTATATTGGCGCATTAACAATGTGATAACTACCGCTGGAACCGCCGCTGGAACCGTGTATGTTAAGAATGCTGGCGGTACGACCTATGCCCAAATTGCTATTGGCAACGGTAAAACAAATATGTCTGTTTTTACTGTCCCCGCAGGCTACACGGCATACATGACTCAGTTTGATGGGTTCTCATCTACCTCAGTAACTTCTGGCGTATTTGCAACCATCAGAGCACTTATTACAAGCTCCACAGGCATCAGTAACGTTGTTATTGCCGCTCCATTCCTAAATACGTTTGCTGTTACACGACCATACCCAAATGTGCTTGTTGAAAAGGTAGACTTTCAATTGCAGTGTAAATCTAGTGGCGCAGGCTTAGGCATCGGCGTTTTGGGGATTGGCGCGTTGATCAAAAACGCGGACTGATCATGCCGAGCAAGTCACCCGCCCAGCATCGTCTCATGGAGGCCGCCGCCCACACCAAGGGCGGGTTTGGTGGCGTCCCGCAGAGCGTTGGTAAGGAGTTCACCAAGGCCGACAAGGGCAAGTACGCCACCGGCGGCCCGGTCCTACGGCCTACCGTGACCGACGAGCTGCGCAAGGCGCAGTTCGATGCGGACATCGCCCAGGCCAAGAGCGGCGACACCCGGGAGAATTCCCGTGCGGCGCTGGACAGGCTTGCGGCCCGTGGTGTCGATCTCCCGGGCTTGGTGCGTGGGCGCATGCCGCTGGAGGCCGGCAACAAGGAGAACTACAAGGAAGGCGGCTTGTACGCCAACATCCACGCCAAGCAAGAACGCATCGAGCGTGGGTCCGACGAGAGAATGCGCCGCCCAGGCGCGAAGGGCGCTCCAACTGCTGAAGCGTTCAAGCAGTCCGCCGAGACGGTGAAGAAGAAAGAAGGGGGCCCATCACTGGCGATCGGGCGTGGTGAGAAGCTGTCGGTTGCCAAGGGCGCCGGGCTCACCGCCAAGGGTCGCGAGAAGTACAATCGGGAGACCGGATCGCACCTCAAGGCGCCGCAGCCCGGCGGGGGTGGCCGCAAGGACTCGTTCTGCGCCAGGATGTCCGGCGTGGTGGAGCACTCGAAGGGTGACGCACCCCGCGCCAAGGCGTCGCTGAAGCGTTGGAAATGCCCCGGCTGGTAAAGGACTGACATGGCGTACTCAGGCACCGTTGGACAGACGACCATCAGCGTCCAGAAACTGATCGACCACGGTGCTCGTCGTGCGGGCAAACTCGCCGAGGAGTTGACGGTCGAGCAGGTCCAGGCCGCCAAGGAGTCGCTCTTCTACGTCCTGAGCAACCTGATCAACCAGGGCATCCAGTACTTCGCCATCAAGAAGCAGGTCATCGGCCTGATCGCCAACCAGTACGAGTACTCGCTCGCGGTTGGTGGCAATGACGTCCTGAACGCGCTGTACAGGACCATGACGCAGCCCTCTGGCGGGTACACCAGCTCCGCCGGCGGCACGGTCGCCAACGTCTACGACCAGAACACCACGACGTTCTGCGCGCAGACGTCCGCCAACGGCAACATCTCGGTCGACTACGGCACCAGCAACCCGCAGTACCTGGGCTCTATCGGGTTCATGCCGTACGTCTCTGGTGGCGGCGGCGCGACCTGGAGCTACGTGCTTGAGGCGTCCGCCGACAACGCTACCTGGACGGCCCTGTACACCGCCACGAGCGAGGCGGTGACCAACGGGCAGTGGGTCTGGCAGGACATCGACCCGGGCGCCAACGTGTCGTACTACCGGATGCGCGCCACCGGCGGCACCACCCTGGCGCTGCGTGAGCTGTACTTCGGGAACAACTCGACCGAGATCACCATGTCGCGGCTCAACCGTGACGATTATGTAAATCTTCCCAATAAAAACTTCACGGCCAACCAGCCTTTCCAATATTGGCTTAATCGCACAATACCCCAGGCCACACTGACAGTCTGGCCGACGCCGTCCAGTTCTTTCGTGCAGATGACGGTGTGGTATTCGGCTTACATTGAGGATGTGGGCGCTTTGAGCGGGCAATTGGCGATACCCGATCGGTGGTTGATGGCGATTCAAAATATGCTGGCGCACCAAATGGCGCAAGAGCTCCCCGGCGTTGATGTCGGGCGAATTCAATACCTTGAAGTCCAAGCCGAAAAGTACTTCAATATGGCAGAACAAGAGGAAAGAGATCGTTCGCCAATTTATTTTGCTCCGAATATATCAGTATATTCTAGATAATGAATCACACCCTCGCCTACCAGCGGCTGATCGCTAAAGCCGGTATCAGAGGCTACGTAGACGGTTACGTAGAGCAGCACCATATCTTGCCCAAAACACTGGGTGGAAGTGACGATAGGTCCAATTTAGTATTTCTTACGGCCCGGGAGCATTTCCTAGCGCACATATTACTAGCTAAAATTCATGGCGGTAATTTGTGGCTGCCTGTTGTCCGTATGAAACGGTTTAAGGACGGGTCCAAAGCTAATTCACGACTGTACGAGATTGGTCGTATCGCTAACGCAAAAGAAGTTGGTAAACGGCTCAAGGGCACGAAGCTGACTGAAAAGCATAAGCAGAAGATTAGTGATTCGGGGCGTGGGGCTAAACGTTCGGACGAAACAAAACAACGAATTTCTGCGGCCTTAAAAGATAAACCTAAGTCAGAACAGCACAAAAGATCCCTATCTGAAGCCAATTTAGGGCGTAAAAAACTGACCGTAAGCCCGTTGAAAGGGCGTAAGCAGAGCCCTGAGCACATTGCTAGGCGTCTTGCGGCAAGCAGTGTTACCGTAGCCGAAAGGGCCACGTAATGCCACGCTTCCTCGACACCCGGGGCGGTTCGGACATCGCCATATTCATTTGCGACCGGTGCAAGATGAAGCGCGCGCACTCGGTGGCCCGGTCAGACCCAAACTTTCCCGGTTTGCTAGTATGCGACCAGGGGTGCGCGGACGAGAAGGATCCGTACCGGCTGGCGCCGCGTCCGACGGAGAAGATTACGATCAGGTTTCCCAGGCCCGATGTCAGCATCGCCACGGACCCGAACGCGATTGAGACCACCGGCAACAACCAGTTTGACCTGTCGCCAGAACAGAACACGCAGACCCCAACGAACAACGGGAACCTCGACACCTTGACCACCTCCCCGGGGCAGTAATGGCAAACGTAACAATCACCCAACTACCTGCCGCCGGTGCGATCACGGGGACGGAAGCGGTCCCGATCGTCCAGAACGG